GCTGTTGGTCCCAACAACTGATTTGCTTGCTGGCACCGCCGCACCGTTCACCTTGCCAACCGTCGTCGCCGATTGCGGGCCCGTAACATCGCCCGCCAATGAGCCGGTAAAGCCGGCCGCTGTGCCTGTGGTATTCGCGGCATTACTAGGAATATCTCCTGAAACCAATACGCGGAAGCCCGGCGCTCCGCTGCCGCTTGTCGGACCAGCAAAAATATAGTTCTGCGAGGTGCTCGACGCGCCCGTGCCACCCTGCCCGACGGTCAGAGGCGTGGTGAGGCCCGATAGTGATGTGATGCTGGAGTTGTTCCCGGATGTGACGAGCGTAGAAGATGCCGGGATTGGCGTACCGTTGACGCTCGTGCTACTCGACAACGCCAACGGCAGATAGTTGGCCGGAATAGGTGTTGAAGAGTTGTACGCACCGCCCCAACTCGTGCCACTTGTCCAGTAGGCAATACCAGCCGTGCTGGGCCAAACCATCGATCCACCCGTGATGCAAGTTCCGCCGGCGTCATTCAGCGTAATCGTGGTCCCTGAAACAGCGAAGTTTACGCAATCACCATTCGTGATTCCTGTCTTCGGCAGAAAAGCTGCGTAAAGGTCCGAGCCGTTGACCCACCCGTGCCAGTTAAGGCTGGTCGTGTCGTACCCGATCTCGCCGTTGGCCGCGCTCGCGTAGCCTGCTCCAACCGGAAGTTTGATCTGCGCAAGAGCCGAAAAATCCTGCAATCCGGTGGTGTAGGTATTAGCCTGTCCGGTGCCTACTATATTTCCTGTCGGAGCGGTGAACGAAGTTCCCCACGCGCTCCCGGTTGATAGTGGAACCCCCGCGCCGGGGTAGATCATCGATCCGCTGCCGGGTGCAATCCAACTCCTGACCCCAGAAGTCGTTGATGATAGAACGTATCCATTCGTGCCGGGATTGCCAAGTGACGCCTCCGCTCCAAACGAATGGTAGTCGAATGCAACCACTGCGCTGCCATTGAACGTGCTCCCTGGAGCCGCACCGCCAGTCGTCGCCGCAATAAGCACATTCGCGGTTGTCTGCGCTACACAATTCACTCCCTGTGGAGTATAAACATACCCCGAAGTAGAGCAACCTGCCAGTCCACCGACGTAGGAATTGAAAAGTGTTCCGAGTTGTGCAGCCGTCGCCACTGTATGAGGACTGCTCCCGTTTCCGTAGAGTATCCCTGTCAGCGTTCCCGCCTCACCTGTCCCTCCCTGAAGAGCCGAGAGGGGAGTCGTTAGACCCGTCAATGATGTAATGTCGGCATTGGCACCACTGTCCGCCGGAGTATACCCAAGAGCCGCCTGCTTGCCGTTAAACGTGGTCCAATCGGTACTCGATAGCCATCCATTCACAGACCCCGAAGATTGCGTCATCGCTATGTTCGGAGTCGTCCCCAAGGTAGATGTAACCGGAGCCGTTGCTGTGACAGAGGTGACCGCCCCTCCCGCCGCACACAATCCGTTTCCCGACGTACAGACTTCACTCCCGTTGTACTGATGCTTCCCACCCCCACTCGTTACCACGTTGAGGTTCGTGGCCGCCGGCTGTGTGACCGTCTGCGTTCCTGAAGGATTGAGAGCCACACCACCAAGGTTCGCCAACCCCTGTGCCGCCGTTCCTCCGCCGGTCCCGCCGCCGCTGATCTGAATGATCGAAGTCGTCCCAGAAATCACCCACGCCGTCCCGTTGTAGGTCAGCACCAAAGGGTTCCCCGCAACAATCTGGCTGGCTCCTACGTTGTTCCCGCCCTGTGTCAGAATACTGGCCGCAGCCGCCCCGTTCACCGCCAAAGTCGGGGCAGACCCCGACACCGTTCCTGCCCGGAAGAGAATCGTCATGTTGCTGGTCGGCGCCGTGGAGGGGGTCGTAGAACATACATAGGCCGTCCCACTCCCTGAAGAGTCTACGCAAGCCAACAAGGAGTTTCCAGTGCTGGCCCCGGACCCTCCATTCACCACATACGACCATATCGTTCCTGCTATCGGAGTCACTTGCACCACGTAAAAACTCGGCGATGACAACGTTGGTGCATAGAACGTGTAGTTCCCGTACTGGTCTGCTGCCGTTGGGTTTGGAGCCGCATGAGATAGAGCGTAGTCGTAGTAGATCGCCGCAGTCGGAGTGCAAGGAGTCCCGGTCGAGGTCACCGCACAGACTTGGATAGGGGCAAAGGGAGTCGAGTTCCCCTGATAGTTCACCTGTCCACTGATGACGACCTGACCTGCTGCCGACAGGGAGGAGCCGATAATCATTGCCACACAGAACTTCGCCAACCTGCTCATAAAAGGAATCGTAGCAAGGTTTGACGTTTTCTTCTACCTGTTTTTCAAATCCACCCCAAAATTTGGACTCTAAAAACAAGAAGCCCAGTCCGAAGACTGAGCTTCCCTTCCTGCCGGCGACTGTCTAAGCGAATGCGATCTTGATGCTCGATAGAACCGGAACCGGAGGCGGAACAACCGGGATGTTGACCGTGACGGCCTCGACATCGGTCAGCGCAATTCCCTCGGCCGTGGTGAGCGAGGCAGTCAGGTTTGCCACGCCGTTTGCAACCGCGGTCACGGTGTCGGTGATGCCATCGGCGTTGGGTACACTGGTCGCAAATGCCGAATTGTCGATGGTGAAGGTGACGGGCGGGATGGTCCCCGTCCAAGCGTTGCCGAACTGGTCAAAGCCGTTGATGGAGGCAATGGTGACTTGGCCGGCGCTGGTGAGAGTGACTGGTCCTTGAACTGACATGAGGTTTTCTCCTTTGGTTGATGGTGCGGTGAATGCGATTTGGACGAAAGAGAGGCGTGGTTTGAGATGAACAATCTCATCCTCAATACGCCACTGGATGCGTTCCACTTCTTCGAGACGGTGGAGAGCTTCACGCTGGAGGCGGAGAGACTCTCTGAGCATCTCCTTTTCTTTGCGAAAAAATCCAAACATACTGTTCCTCCCGGCGTAATGATTAAACACTACACTGAAATTTTAAGATGTTCAATTCAGACCTCGTTTCAATCCACACCCCCCACATGGGGAGCGACTCTACAGTAACGGAGCTACTATTCCTCGAAGAGATTATTTCCCTTCGGCTTCTCCTGCTGGCCGCCGTAGGTCAACCAGCCCCAACGGGCAATAAGCGCACTATCGGACCTCCCGTTGTCTTTCTTCCTCGTCAGGTACTTGGCTGAGTGCGGATAGTGCTGCATCGCAACCGCTCTGCTGGCATCCTTCTCTTTGGAGCAGCCGGCCATGCAGCGGGCCTTCCACGTCGCCGGATGAACCGTCTGGTACGGGATAGCCAGAGCAGCCAATATCCCAAGCCAAAGTCCGTAGCCCATTCCGAAGTTGAAAGCTGAGGTGGCGCCCATCGTCCGCTCCCCACCTCCCGGCATGGCCTGGACCTTCTCGATCGTCACCATCACCTGCCTACCTGCCGCAGCGTCTTTGAGTACCTGTACCATCCGGTAGGCATCCAAAACGTGCTTTGTCTTCTTGTTGACCACCACTTCCAAAACGGGAGCATCAAAAAACTGCACTTCGTTCGCCTCTGGATCAAGCGCACAAACGCAGCCCGTCAATCCCGGATCTATCCCCAAAAATACCATCTTCCCCTCCTCCTACGGAACGTCGTAGAACCCGCTCCGTCTTGAACCTCGTTGACTGTTGCAAATCGCGTGAGCCGCAGCTATGTTGAACTGCCGATCGTCTCTCTCTGACCCTCCCGATTTTCTTGGTTTGATGTGGTCCACTGTAGAGTCGGCCCACCTGAGCGGCAGCTTGCAGATCCCACAGAGCCTTCCCTGCGCCTCCCACGCCACCCGCTTCCGTCTCTGGTACTCGTCTGACCCGGCCTTGCAAAGCAGGTTACACGCCTCGCGGCCGTCCTTGAACACCCGCACTGCAACGGGAGACTTCTTGATGTCTTTAGGCTTCGGAAACATCGTCATCCCCTCACCACCTTTCCCTCCGGCGTGTGCCGCTCAATAATGTGCCATGAAGCTCCCCGTGATTGAACAACACACATATCCCCGGTCATGCGCTCCAGGACCGAGGCGGTGGCACGTGCATCATCCTCCTTCGTGAACGGACGACACACCGAGTCCTGAGCTACACGACCGTATGGGTACTTCCTCGTCATGCTGCCTCCCTATTCAAAACAAGCAAACTCTCCGAAGTGATACGCTGCCGCATAGCAGTAGGCCAAGTGAGCCTCATAAGCCGTCTTGTAATACCCAAGATGCTTGTTCTTTCGATCGACGTTGATGTAAGCCTGCCATGCCTTGCGCCTTTTATGCCAACTCACACCCTTGTAGCCGCTGGTGCTTGAGTCTCGAAGTCCGGTATTCTGTCCCTGTTGCGTGTCGTCGGCAACCCTCAGATTCTCGTCCGTGTTATCAAGGGTACGCAGATGGTCCTTGTGGTCCCCTTCTCGCGGATCGTAACGCTGAAGGCCGAGGATTTGGCGGTGCATGAATACCATTGGTCCCTGTATTCCACCGATCATCGGAGAGTGACGAACCGCGTAAAATACACCCTTCAACTTCTTCCTTCGTAACGCTCTCCATTTGAATTGATTGAGTTCTTCGTAACGATGAGGGCTGACGTAAGCTACTTGCTCCTGCGTCAACAAGATTGTGCGGTATTCTACTTGAGGTGGAGGTATCAAGGTTGCCGCCTCCTTTGCGGCGATTGACGGGCCTGCAAGCCCGATACCTCCATTCTACAGCCGTTTACGCCGCTATGCTATTCTTTTGTTCTGCCTGAGACAAAACCTCACTGAACTCCAAAATGATAGCGTCGTTGATCTCTAGAACCTTCTCCAGAGCTTCCTCTACACTCAATCCTGAGTCAGCTACATCCTTTGCCCTCTTGAGGCTCTGGATGGCCCCTATGATGGCTCCGATGAGGGTTTTACCCTCCGACTGCTCCACCACCATAACCTCGATTACCCTACTCACATCCGAAGTGTCCATACCGTGCTTCTCGGCAAACTTCTTTGCCCCGTCCTCAATCACTGTCCTGCGGCTTTCGGGCATCGACATTTTCATGGTGATGATGGGTTCTTTGGTGGCCGAATCTCTCTGCTTGCCGTTCATCTCCTTAGCGACCCGATCAGAGAACACTCTCATCGACTCATCAGCCGCCCACCCTACCCACTCCCTGTCCAACCGCTTCGCTTCTGGAAGGTCCGCCAATTCGCTGCAATTTGCCAGCTTCATACTGGTGAAAAGTTCCTCCGGCAAACCCCTGAAAGACTCGGCCAAGCGAATGACGTTGTGCCAAGTGCTTTCCTTAACGCCGGCCGCCTCACGCGCCTCCTGCTCGTCCCTGAAGCCCAGCATCCCCCACAAAGACTTCTCCTTGAGGGCGAAGGCGTGGTAGCCAATCCGAAGGCTGTTCCTCGACTGCAAGACCGACGCCTGCTTGATCTGCTTGTAGTGGAAAGTGGCCTCTTCCTTCCGAGCCTTGATCTCCTGCTCTTCCCGTTCACGTTGAGCCGGATCAATCTCTGCCGGCTGACCTGTCTTTGTAGCTTTCGGCATTTGTAGAACTTCCGCTATTGCCATACTTCATCTCCTTCTGAATTGCGTTCTCAAACTTCAACTTCTTCCTGTTGTAAACGCAGGTTACTCGTCCCCGCGTTCCCTCTCTGCTCTTGTCAACCATGATCTCCACATCGAGGTCGTCACCCGGATCTCGCTTCTCCGAATCCTCCATCGTGATGATGACGATGTTTTGAGCAGCATGATGGATTGCCGACCCACCGTAAAGATCTCCCTTCGTCCGGTGCCTCTTTTTAACGACCCCCTGCTCTTTCGAGAACTGACTGAGCGCAATCACAGCACAGTTCGGTTCACCTTTCGCCAGATCTCGCAGTCCAAATACCACCCCTCGCGTCTCCTCCGGCCCAACCTTCCCCGGATTTTCCAATAATTGAAGGTAATCCACTGCAATGATTCTAACCCCGTGCCGGCGCCGCATCATCTTAGCCCTGGCCCTCAACTTCTGAATTGACAGTGGAGAAGTATCGTCAATCCAGATTGGCAACTTCGCAATCTCCGCCGAGATGCGTTTCAACTCAGGAACGTGTGTGTGAATGTTCATCAACCGCGGATCTCTCATGTGGTCCGCCGTCAGAATGTCTGACATCAACGGGTAGAGCCTCTGGAGCAATTTCTCTTTCGGCATCTCGCATGAGAATATCCCGACCGGAATTCCCTCCAATGCGTTCGCTAAAACCATCTGCATCATTGCTTGAGTTTTCCCGCTGCCGCTGTCGGCCGCAAGTATCGTCAGTTCCCCACCGTAAATCCCCTTCGTCTTCTTGTCGAGGTCTTCAATCCCCCAGGTCATGTCCAGCGCCGTCTTCTCAAGATTCTGGTTCCGCTTGGAAAGAATGGCCGCTTCAATCGCCCCTACCACCTCCGCTGCACTTATCGCATCCGACTTCTCATCGGCCACCGACCGAATCAGCCTCTCCTGAACTCCCTCAATCAGAATGCTGGAATTGATACCCTGCGCCTCGGCTGACTGGTACAGACCCTTACCCACCTCCATCAACAACCGGAGCTTCGCCTTCTCTCGAACGATCTTAACGTGCTCCTCGATATTCAACCTGCGAGGGATTCCCTCTGTCAGCCCCGCAAGATACGCTTGGCCTCCTACGCTTCCCAACTCTCCGCGCTTGCGGAGAACGTGAGAAAGGGTCACAATGTCCGCGTGATGAACCCCCTCCTCCAGCCCATCCATAATTGAAGCGATGGCGCCAAAGATGATCCTGTGCGAGTCGAGGCTGAAGTCTTCCGTTGAAAGGTCGCCGATCGCGTCAAAATAGGTATCGTTCTCTATAAGCAACGTCCCCAATATAGCGAGTTCTGCCTGCGCGTCCGCCGGCACTCCGCTCCCCAACTGCTTGACTGGCTTCCCCATTTTAGTGGCACCCTCCGCCGCTCGGTGAATGGCAACTTCCACCTGAATACTCAACACGATGGCTGGGCTTCTTGCGGAGCTTATTGATGGGCTTCTTGGAGTCGTCTTCCTCAAGCAAACGCTTCGCTAGTTCGATAAGTTCTTCCGCCAACTCCCGTTTCGACTTTGCCATAACTCCTCCTTGAATCTCCTCCGGTTTTACTTCCAACAATCCAGCCCAATCCGCCGTCAACCGTCCGTCCGGCTGAACTACCAACTCATAGATCCCATCCCAGTGCTGCGTCGGCTCCATGACGGAATACTTCCAGTTGACCTGCATCTCGCCAACCTGCATTCGCGCCACCTTACAGACCGGGCAGGTACTCACATCCCTGAATCCCCAGTCGCGCCCAAACATCTCCATCGCCGGACAATCTTCCATCGAATCGTGGTAGATACGGAAGTTGACAGCCGCCAGATTCTTGAAGTTCTTGGAGTAGTCAATGAACTCCCGGCAGAAATTCACAGAAACATCTGGAGGCACCACGCAGTTGAAACAGATGTCGGCCCATTGAATGTCATCAATCAGGCCGCGAAGTTCTCTGGTTGATGGAACACTCTTCGTCTTGAATATATTCTCGTTGAGAGTATCGGAGGCGTGGTGACGGCTGATGTTAATATGTTTCACAACTCCAGAGAGGATTACCTCTTGCTTCCGAAGACGAACACCGTTTGTCGTCAGAACAACTTTCGGGAAACGCTTCTTTCTTTTCCTCAGAACCTCCATCACATCTTCAAGAACCGGAGAGATGGTAGGCTCCCCTCCAGTCACGCTAACGTGCGAAAACTCTTTCGGTAGAGCATCGAGAATTGCAGCCAGCCGCTCACCAAACTTCATCATCGGAAACTTGTTCGCATCTTGGTCACGGTTCCAAAAGCAGAACTCGCACTTAGCGTTACATGCCCCTGGTAGCATCACCGAAAGATTAGGAGTCGAAACCAGTAGCTTCGTCGTCCTCTTTGCAATTTTTACCAACCCCATGTAACCCTCCTCACAACTCGCTTGCTTCGCGCACCGTGCTGGGCCACGGCCAACCTGTAACCGTCCTCAAGCACTCTTCAAACCCCGCCGTAAGCCGTCGCTCGTCAATGTCCGCCAACGCTTCCACGTAGACCGCTATCAACTGTGGCGTGATCGCCTTCCCTGCTATCGACCCAAACTTCTCCAGCCATGAGCCTATCAGGTCAACCCGGATCTGCTTAGGATTGAACTCCTGCGGCTGCAACTGCTGATTGCCTTGCAGCGTAATTGCCTTGCTCCCGCCCAAGCGCTTCACCATGCTTCCCTCCAATCCCGTTCGGCATCGTCTTCCCATAGCGGTCCAGCGGCGCTTCCAGATACTCCAGAAGCCTCCCAATCCACAGATACAAAGCCTGAGTCTTCACCACACCCTCTGACTTGTAACGGTTGCCCAGGGCGCGTCTCCACTCCTCCCGCGTCACTTCCTTGTTCTGCTTGAGCCAACGCTTCACCGCCGCCCCGTCCGCGGAACC